ATCTTGGAAAATATATCAAGGTGGTAATATGTGGGCTTTCTTTTTGGCATATGCAGAAGGCATGAGAGATGTGATCGGACTTACAGGGCTTGATTGTTGGGAAAAATATCAAGCATGGGAGGACGCTGGACGAGAAGGAGGATTTAGATATATGCACGAAAAGTTTTGTATTGTATCAGATTTTCCAGAGATATTGAAGGTCAACGAGCAAAATAGAGCACATAGCGAAGCTGGGCCCTCACATCGTTGGCGAGATGGATTTGAGATATACCATCTGCATGGAATAAAATTTGAAAAAGAATTATGGGAAAAAATTGTCAGCAAGAAAATTACTGGAGAAGAAGCATTGAAACTTCCCAACGCAGAACAGCGCATCGTAGCCATGAAGTATGTGCCATTTGACAATCTCATGAAACAATATGGAGGCACGATAAGGTCAAAAGACGAATATGGGGAATTGGTGGAATTAAATGGAATAAAAGACACGAACGACAGACCATATGTGTATTTGAAGTGCATTGATCCGTCCAAGTCAGAATATGTATATCTTCGTACCCATCCTGACTGTAAAACACCAAAGGAAGCAGAGACAATAAGTTATAGGCTACAATTATTAAATTTGGAGTATGAGCCGGCTGTGAGGACATAGGATTATTAACCCCCCTAAAGAAATAATATGTTCAAAGACACATTTAATGGTTCTACGCACTTTCAGAATGACGGTTGTGGAGAACAGGCACATAATATGAAAACAATACAAACAATACTTGATGAGTTTGAGAAAGAGTTTCCGCGATTTACGGGCGTTGGCGCAAGACACCCGATATTTAATGAAACTCCAGTCTATACGCACATCATTCAATTCATCCGCCAAGCCCTCACCCAACAACTTGATGAGCTAAAGGGAAAGATTGAGGGGATGAAGTTTCCTGAAATTAACGGAGGAAGCAAAGAATTACCTTATAAAGAGTATCCAACAGCGAAACCCATTCACGAATCGGATGATGTTTTACAACAATTCTATTACAACCAAGCCCTCAAAGATATTCTCACCCTTATTGATTCAATGAAATGATATGAAAGAATGTAATCACAAAATAGAAGTAAACGGAGTAGTAATAGATAATGCTTCCTGTGGATATTGTAATCCTGACATTAAAGGAGCTTATGGAAGTGCTGGAAACAAAATACCCACACTAAAACAAGTCATAGGGAAAGAACTTGCGAAGTATTTTCAACGAACCATTGGGAAAACAGATTGCACTCAAGATACACTTTCCAATGTAATCTGTGATGCTGTACTTGCTGGCGCTCTCGCGATGAGAGATGTAATGATCATAGAAGAAGAAGAACAATCAGTTGGCTCTTATGGTGAAAATGAGCATTTAGAGGGATTCGTGCATTACCGCATCCAAGCAATTTTACAAGCAGAGGAGTTTCTTAATAATTAAAAATATGGACAAAATATCATTCAAAGATTTTGAAAAACAATTTATGTTACCAAGCGATAAATGGGATTTTTCATTGTTCAAGATTTTGTGCAAAAAGTGTAATTCAATGAATGTTGAGTTTGCAGGGGAAACAGAGATTACGAATGGTTATTATGGAGATGTTGATTTTGAACATAAAATTATTATTAAATGCCACGATTGTGGAAATGCCCACGCTATTAAAGCAAAAGATAGCGGAAATGGTGGTGAATGTGATTGCGATTAAATACTAATCCCCTATGACCAAACAAAAACTGTATTACTATTTTTGCCGGGGGTGTAAAAGGGCAATAGGTAGAGATTTTAAAAAATTACGACACAAAAGTTTTTGTGAAAAAACAGGCAAAAACACAATGATAACTTTAATAACCAAAACGAAGATTTAATTTAATATGACCAAACAAGAATTAAAAGAAGAAGTGATGAGGGAGTTTGATGATTTTTACTCAGACTTAAACCAGAAACTTGGAATTAAGGAATATAGAACATTTATCTCCCAAGTCATAGATCGCACCGCAGAAGAAACCTTTAAGGCGGTGATTGGAGAAGAAGTGTGTGGCATATGTGGTGGAAGTGGCGAATTTGGAGATATAAAGTGTGACGGGTGTAATGGTACTGGAATGATAGAAAGTCCCTATTCAGTTTTTCGCTATAATGAGTTTAATAAATAAGGATATGGATGAAAAAATTACAACTGACATCATCATAAATTATCTACAGAATCAAGTAGAACAAAAGCTCCCGATTGATCCGGGGACATTTCTTGATGCGGCAGAAAAGTTGAATATCCTCCTTGGAGATGAACATGAAGAACTATTTTCTTTAGCGCAAAAATGTGCTATAATTAAGGCAGACAAAATACTCGAAGGAAAGTCTGTTGCTATGGCAAAAGCATTACTGGAAGCATCAGATGATTATCGGCATATGCTTTCCCAAAAGGCAAAGATAGAGAGGATCGTGGAGTTTATACGTTTAGCAAAATTGCACGCAAGAATAAAAAACGATGAAATCAAAGGGTATTAGTATTTCAAAGCTCAAGAAAAAAGCGGATAATGTTTTTTCAAAATGGATTAGAGAGCGAGATAAAAGATGTTTTACCTGCGGATCAATAAGCAATCTACAAAACGGACATTATGTTTCAAGAGCTATAAATATTCTTAGATACGACGAAAGAAACTGTAATGCCCAATGTGTGAAATGCAATATATTTAATAGCGGAGCGATGGATACTTACGCATTACGGCTTTTATCAAGACACGGAAAGAATATATTAAATGATTTAGCAAAAGACAAGCAGAAACTTAAAAGCTGGACTCGGCAGGAATTAGAAGAAATCATTGCTAAGTACTCATAAAAGAGGTATAATAGACGATATGGAAAGATTACTTACGCCACAACAAGAGCTGTTTTTAAGTTCATATACAGATCCTAAAAGCAATACATTTGGAAATGCATTACAAAGTGCATTAAAAGCAATGTATTCACAAGAATATGCAGAAAATATCACAGGACTAATGCCGGAGTGGTTATCGGAAAACATAGGAGACACAAAAAGACTCAGGAAAGCCGAGAAAAACCTTGACGAAGTACAAAATTTACGCATTACAAACGAAGAAGGGAAAATAGATGTGGGGCTTGTTGAAAAGAGAACAAAAGTAGATATGTTTATTGCGGAAAGATTGGGAAAGAGTAAGTATTCAACACGACAAGAAGTAACGGGGAAAGACGGACAACCAATTCTTATTATGCCGGCGGAGCTTATCAATAAAAATGATACTAACATCAAGTCAAGCGATAATAGCGAAGGATACTAATTGATTTTGTTTGTGGTAGATGATATAATGGTGTGATGATGAACACCAAATGTTTTCAGTGTAAAAAAGATTTACTTATTTTCCCAAGCAGATTCAAAAATGCAAGAATACACTTTTGTAATAAATCGTGTCACCGTTCTTATAAAAACACAGTTAACAACCCAAGCAAAGAAAGGGACTTATCTGGTGAGAACAACCCAATGTATGGCAAGCATCCAGTGGCGTGGAATAAAGGGCTAAAAGGTGAGGAAAGCCATAATTGGCGTGGTGGTGTCTCGAAAAGAAAAGATGGATACATGAGAATCAACATTGACGGAGAGAGACACCTACTACACAGATACTTGTTGAAAGATAAAGTAAAAGAAGGAAACGTTGTTCATCATAAAGATAATAACCCCAGCAATAACAAAATTTCGAATTTAGAAGTACTCCAAAACCAATCAGAACATGCAAGGAAACATAGTCTTACACGCAGGGCAAGCAATAGTAGCAAAGGATAGACATAGATTTAGGGTTTGTTGTAATGGAAGGAGATGGGGGAAGACAACACTTGCTGTGCTTGAGATGATCGCCAAAGCTGCCTATGGAAATAATAGGCAGATTTGTTATATAGCTCCCACATATCAACAAGCAAGAGATATTGCATGGCAAGAGTTGAAGAAGTTAGCTCAACCAGCAATCAATAAAATAAATGAGAGCCGTTTGGAGATCACAATAAATACTGTCAAAGGAGGCACATCTACAATTAGTTTAAGAGGTTGGGAAAGTATTGAAACACTCCGGGGACAAAAGTTTGATTTCATTGTAATAGATGAAATTGCCTCAATGCGCAATTGGGTTACGAATTGGCAGGAAGTTATTAGACCAACGCTTACCGATATGAAGGGTGAAGCGTTATTTATTTCAACCCCAAAAGGATTTAATCACTTCTACGATTTATATAATTTAGAAAACAAAGACATAGATTATAAGTCATTCCACTTTACAACTTACGATAATACACATATTCCAAAAGACGAAATTGAAAAAGCGAAACAAGAATTAACCGAAGATAGATTTGCACAAGAGTATCTGGCAGATTTTAGAAAGACCGAAGGACTGGTGTATAAAGAGTTTGACAGGAGTAGACATGTCTTTAATGGAGATGTGGTGAATGTGTCTGAATATATAGCTGGTATAGACTTCGGATTTACAAATCCTTGCGCCGTTGTCCATATCAAGAGAGATTATGATAATAATTTCTGGGTAACAGATGAGTGGTATCAGACCGGGAGAACAGAGGAGCAAATCGCTGATTATGTGCGATCGTGTCAATTTAACGCAGTCTATCCTGATCCCGAAAATCCATCTGCCATTACGGTGTTGAACGCTAAAGGTGTAAATGTATGTGAGGTAGTGAAAGGTAAGGACTCGGTGCAGAGCGGCATCAATAGAGTGAGAGACCTGTTCAAACGCAATAAGTTGAAAATACACCAAAATTGTGTTAATATAATATGGGAATTAGAAACATACGCTTATCCTGAAAAGAAAGACGGCAAGAATGAATACGAAAACCCGATAAAAGAGAATGATCACGCTATGGACGCATTAAGAATGGCTATTACAAACAATCAGCCGGAAGATCGTGGAGACGCAGCGAGATTATTATTACAACATAAAGCGAGATTAGGAAGCCAAATAAATCATGCTCGATAAAGGATTTAAATCCGAGAACATATCAGTAAACGAAATGATTATTATTGAAGTATTGAGAACGCTCAAACCATTTGAGCAGTTAATCATAACCGCGGATAAACAAGGTAAGGCGGACAATTATTTACTCGTAAGAAGCTCAAAGGTCATCTTGACCGATAAAGAAACATTGCACACAAGATAAAGAATATGGTATAATAGAGACAATTACATAAAAGCCAACCAAAGAATGGGGGCGACCACAACGGTCAGCCCCCTTTTATTATATGAAACTAATAACAGAGCTTAAACAAATAGAGTCAGATTATCAGAACGGCACCATTCAGATCACTGATGGACTTGTGTTTTCACAGAATGAGATGATCCGTTTAGTGGAAACA